CCTCTGCATTTAGATACTAACAATCTAAAGTTTTCATTGTGTGCTAAACTGGGATTACTATTAACCCTACCACACATTTTCATTAATTCTAGTTGTTGTTTAATTTTTACATTTTCTTTTTGAGTCTTACAATCTGTGCCTAAATACTTTCTATAAGTAAAACTTAAATATTGTTGTTCGTTTGTACTATTATCACTATAATTATAATCAGTTTCTCTTTTATCGGTTCTTACCTCTACCTCTCCACACCTTACACCATACTCATTAAGATATTCATTTTTAGGATAAGCAGGTTCCATAAAAGCTAATAGAGTCATCAATATAATTAATATTCCTGTAAAGTAATAGTTCATCCTGGTAATCTCCATTATTCATAAATCCTATCGGTTTAAATCCTTAATATCGTATGAGTGCTCTCTAACTTGATCAGCTAAAGTTCTATATAAATTTTCTGCCATCTGCCATGTTGATTCAGCAGAAGTTAATCTAGTATTCATATCTGTTAATTCTTTTTGTGCTAATTTTAATTCGCTTTCTAGTTTTATAATAGTGACTTTACTTTCATTAATAGTTGTTGTTAAATTTAAAACATATTTAACCGAAGTAAATCCCCCAACTACTATTGAAGCAACTACTGGTATAAATATAAAATTTTTTTTTAATAAGTCTGCAAAGTTCATTATAATGCCTCGGTAGCTGATAAGGTTATTCCATATTTACTCACCTGATCTGTATCCCACCCAGTTTCATTATTATCTAATCTCATTATTGTTTTTGCATTTGTGTATGTAACAGTTGCGTCATTAGCAATTGTTTCTATACCTTGTCTTAATGCTGGTTCAATTTTTACATCTGCTTCACCTGAACCATTAGCACTTACATCTTCTGTAACCATATATAAATAAGAACCTATTTGTATATAATCACCAGCTTTAAATACATTAGCTCTACTAGCAGTGAAACCATCTAAAGCTACCTGATTACCTACTTGACTTGCTCCATTGACTCTAACAGTCCCTGTGGCTGTTCCTTGTATGGTTTTTCTATCTTGATCGCCTATACTAAATGTACCTCGTCTACCTCTTAACTGTAAAAGAAAAGCTAATACAACTGAAGCGTTTACTTTCAACATTGGAGGGAATTTAATTTGTGTAGTCCAATATTCACCCTCATGTTGAACAATTTGATCTTGACCTGTAAATGGTGATGTAGAAACTGCTACAGTTCTAACTATAGAAAATCTTTGTGTTTGTACCCCAACAACAGTTGGAAATGTCAATGGGTACGATGGTGTAAATACTGCCATAATTATTATCCTCCGAATGCTTTTGCAAATTTACCACCTCTCAATTTAGCGTCTGCTACTGCTGATATAGTTGATTGTTGGATAGTTGGCAACATATTTGCTATTTCTGATCTAACTGTATTAGTCACACCTAAAGCAAAATTTAAGTTCTGTGTTATATTAACACCTCCTCCACCTCCACCCATCATTGATCTTGTATCTGCATTATTTTTAATAACACCAGCACTTCCAGGAACAAATAACTCTGGTCCTCTTTCACCAACCATTCTAGGAACACCCGATTGCTGTACATTACCACCTGATGCTGTACCTGGCAAAGTGGTTCCTGTAGTTGTACCACCACTAAAAAAACTACCAATAATATTTGAAAGACCACCACTTCCTGATATTCCCTCTCTTATAGCTTTTGTAATTCTATCCATTACTAAAACCTGGAATAATGTTTTTTGAATATCTATTAATACTTCTCTTAAAATATCTTTAAATTTTAAAGCACCTGTTTCACCTCTGGCAAAAGCATCAAATATTTTATTACCAGTTTTTTCAAATGTCTTTGCTACACCATCACCAACACCATCTAGAGCTTTTTGTATATCAACTAATCTTTGTGTTTTTTCTGCTAAAGCATCTATATTTGCTAATTCTGATTCTATAGCATCATCTATAACCTTTTGATCTTTAATTTTTTTTGATAAAAGTGCGTCTTCTATCTTTCTTGTCATAGCAAGTTTTCTTAACTCTACTTCTGTTTTACCTAAATCTTCTATTTCTCTTTCAGAAGCTAATAGTGCTTTTGCACTTAAATCTTCTTGTAGTTTTGTTAATTTAGATTTTTCTTTTAAAATTTCATTATTTCTTTTTTCTATTCGTGCTTTGCTCTCATCATTTTTATTTAGTTTTTCTTTAATAATTAATGCTTTTGCTTCTAAATTTGCTATTTTTTGTTCTATTCTAAATGTATCTTCCAAGCTAAATTCCATAGCTTTTAAATTTTTAGTTTGTATTTCTATTTGCTTATTAATACCTGCTAATTGTTCCTCTAATTCAATTTCATTTAAACCTCTTAATTTTCCTTCAAAAGTACCAAATAATGCGTTAAGTCCTGACATTAAACCAGTTACAAGTTTAAGAACTCCTGCTGTAAGTGCGTTGTTTTCTATAAATAATGTAAATTCTTCGTTAAGAGTATCCATTTGTCCAGCTAAACCACCTGCCGCTTCTTTACCTGTATCTTCTATTTGACCTTTTAAAGCTGATAATAAAACTGTTTGTGCTTTAAGTTTTTCACCTACAAAATCTAATGTTTTAATTTGTTCTTTTTGATCTTCTGTAAAAGAAACACCAACTCGTCTTAATGCTGATAAACCTATTTCAGGTTCTTCTAATGCTTTACCTAATTGCATTGCCGCACTTTTAGCACTACCAAATCCTATTTCAGCTAAATCTTGTGATAGTTCTAAAGCTTCTCTAAATGTATCACCAGTTATTGATTTAAAAGTTAATAATATACCTGCCGCATCTCTAATTTCTTGTGTACTAGCTAAAGTATTAATTCCTATGTCTTGCGCTAGTTCTTCTATTTCTAATAAAGTTAAACCTGCTGAATGACCAGTTGCTTTTAATATACCCTCTAATTTTTTAAATTGTCTTTCTGCTTTAGAAGCGGCACCTACAGCTTTTCCTAAACCAAATGCCAAAGCTGCAACTGATAATGTTGCTACTGCAGTTACAATTCCAACATTACCTATTATAGTTCCTAGTGAAGTAAGTCTACCTGCTACTGGTCCTAGTGGTCCTTGTATTGCCGCTATTGATTGAGAAGCTCTTCTAAATTTATCTTGAAATTGTCCTGCCGCACTTCCAGCTTTTTTTGTTGCTTTGGATACCTTTTCTGTATTTTTTTTAACTGTATCTGTAGCTTTCTTAAACTTTCTTTCAAATTCTTCTGATTTAGTTCTTAATTCTACTGTTATTGTTGCTTGATTTGCCATTAGTCAGGGAATCTCCTCATTAAATCATTTAACTCATCCCTTAATACTGGTTGAGCTTTTTTTCCTTTATTTACTTTCATACTGTAGCCCTCCATAGCAGACATAAATTCTTTAACACTACAACCCCAAAAGGTTTCAGGTGTCATATGGAGAAATCCTAATCCAATCTCTAGATAGTCTTGGATGGGGTAATAGCTTCTTGATTCTCCACCTCTGCTTTTGGGGAGTCTTCGTCTTCCCCAGCAAAGATTGTACCTAAAACTTCTCCTGCTGTTACTGCAGAAGTTGTTAAACCAGTTTGTATTATCATATCACCAACTGCAACATGTGTATACTTACCTTTTGCTCCTAATAGACCCTCATGCAAAATAACCGATATATCGCTTAAAGAGAATTTTTGTTCTGCAATTGATCTAGCTACATCCATTACAGACTTCCCTGTTCTGTGTTCTATATTAACTATATTGTCAAAAGTAAGTCTAAATGTTCTTTCTTTATCACCAAACTTACGACTGATTTCACCCTTGTATTTGTTCATCATCATCTCCTAGTGCTTTTTTTAGTTTTTTCTTTGTTGTTATTGATTTTTTCAACTCTGCATTGCTATCTTCTATACAATGAATTTCTGCTCTACTTTCAAAAGTAACTAATTTTTGCACTATAAGATTATCATTTCCATTAAGAGTTATTTTATCTAATGGACGACAATCAACATCTTTATTACATTCAATAACTATATATTTTAATTTAGTTACTTTTATAAATCCATGATGTTGATCGCCATTTAATTCAAAGTTTATCACTTTCCAACCATTTGTCCATTCAACCATAATTACGCATCTGTGTAAGTTATTGTATTGTGTGATTCTAATGTTACAGAATATGTTTCTTCACCATTATACTCACCAGCTCTTTCGTAACTTGTTATTAAAAAAGCACCAGCTATTTTAGAACCATCACCAAAAACTAAATCATAATTTTGTATTGCTCCATCAAACGCAAAACCTCTTAAAATGTTTTCTGTTGATGAATCTGTGAATACTCCACTTGCTGATATTGACATACTTCTAATTCCACCACCTTGTAATAAATCTCTTGCTTTATCATTTCCACTTGTAACGAATGCGTTTGAATCTTTAGTTGTAACATCAACCATTTCTCCATTGATACTCATAGATGTACTTCTTAGTCCACCTATAGTTGCTGGAGTTCCTGTGCTGTTGTCTTTTAATAAAAAGCTACTTCCTTTTTGTACTGCCATTTTATTTTCTCCTTATTTATTTTATTTTAATTATCATAAACTATAGCTCTAAATCGCTGTAAACCATGCGATGTAAAACCATCATTTTCTTTAATTACATCAGAAAATTCAAATCTTAAATTAACAAGACTTGCTCCTGTAACACTTAAACTACTCTCATGTAACAAAGCATAAATTCTGCTCATAATTTCTTTAACTTCCTTACTTCCTCTATACCTTGAAAAAGTATGAATGACAAGAGTATGTTCATTACCTTGCAATGTTTTTGTGCCATTATCCAAAGATGTTTCCTCCCCTACCTTTACATAAGGAAAAGCTGTATTTTCAGGAACGAAATCATACACATCTGTAACTAAATTCTGTAGAGTAGAATCACCATCTAAAGCATTAAAAATTGATTTCTGTAGTTCTAAACTGTGATCACTCATTATTTACCAAACTTATCTAAACTTTGTTTAATTTTTTGAAATAATATTTCTGCTATTTTAGGTTTGCTTTTTTCTGAAGCTGGAAACATAAATGGTCTTGCTAACATTTTACTTGTTCCATATTCTAAAAATTTACTGTATGATGCTTCGCTTCTAACCTCTACAAAATCTTTTTGGTCTTTAACTCTTATATTGCTTACTAGAAAACCTGTATCACTTGCTGGTGCTTCTCCAGGTGCTGATGCTTTATGTGTTCTTGTTGGGTTATATTTTTTATAAGTTTTTCCTGATTTAGCACCTTGTTGAATACTTCTTATAGCTTCACCTCTAATTAATTGTCCACCACCTAGTAATACTTCTTGCATATTATTTTCTAAATCTTCTTTTACTTTTTCAAGAGCTTCTACTGCTTTTTCTACACCTGTAAATTGAAACTTAATATTCATTAATTACCTACATTTTCTGTTGCTACTAATTTGATATATCTATCATACTCATTGTCATTCTCTATACTTTTAATATCAAATGTTCTTGAACCAAATAATATTCTCATAGCTGTTGATATGTTTGCTCTGTATCTAATTGTAAATTCAAAGTCTTGTGGGTTATTTATTTTCTCACCACTTTGTTCATTAAATACTTGTTTTGCTGATTTTGGTTTAATTTGTGCAAAAGCTGTAATAAAAGTTGTATTAGCTCTAGTAAATCCACCATATGCGTCTGCAGAC